TAACAACGCGGCAGTACGCCGCAGGCAACTAGGAAAAGGACTTGTCCTGTTCGTAGTCAGACCAGTACCCGACGAATTTCGCACAGTCGAAATGTTAGGCTGGCGAGATCACGACGAAGCGTGGGAACTCGGAGAGCCATCAGGTTACGACGAAGAAAACACCAGAGTTATAGCAGCCAACCATTTACATTGCGTAACAACTTGGAAGGCTGATGGCAAAGAAGAAAGAATTTCCGAGTGACGACTGGGTATTCAAAGACCCTGAAAAATCACTCTACAAAATAAGACCCACATCAGAAATAGAATCCCTGATGCAACTCGCACCTCACCGTGAGGCTATTCTCCCCTCGATTGAATCAACACAAGCAGTGAAAGAAATCGTAGGTAAAATAATCGACGACCTGTCAGACGAAGACAGATGGATATTTAACGCACTAGTAGTAGAACGCCTGTCACTCAGAGGAGCAGGACGCATACTAGGCATACCCAAAACATCCTTAGCACGCAGACGTGACAAAATAAGACGTGAACTGATGGCTAAACTAATAAAATGTAAACCAATACAAGAATGGCTTGAACGATAATTACTCGTCCCAGTTAGCCAAAGACTGTCGTAACAACCCCATCAAAGAAGTAGTCCAAACAGCGAACGCCTCACCTGCTTCATCAACACCATCTAAAGCCGCTTGAAAAGCGGCAAGCAACAGTTCAGCCTCTTCCTCATGGAAGATTAGGAGTAAACCCAGAACGCCATCTGGTGACCACTTAGCATGAATGCCATCCCTAAGATCAAATAAATGGGCTGTGTCCTGAAGGTGATCATAAATGTCTTTCTGAAGAGCAACCCCTTCAACCTCCATAAACTCATCCCACTTAGCCTCAAGGTCGGCTTCCGTCATTATTTCGCTACCTTGTCCTTAACTATAGTTTTAAGAACAGACACAGCCGCTGCTAAACCAGCAACACCCGCACCCTTCGCTGACGACAAGTCAGCAACAACGAAAACACCAAGAAACGCTTGAGCGAAAGTCCACCCAGCACGTTCCAGTACATCAAATATGTTCTTCAAATTTTTTCCTTTATTAGATTACTAATACCTAGGTTTTCTAGGTTTACGACGAGCCAAAACTTCTCCTTATGAGATTCTATTAGTGTTGTATCTAGATCTACCTCTTCTAGAAGGACCCGTAAGAGATCCTGATCGAGAAGCCTTTCTAGTATTTCTAAGCACTCTTCTCATTTTTTCATCTCTATCCAAACGACCCCTTGCTGAAGGTCTTTCATTACGTCGATACGCCACTAGTCGTTCTCATCAAACTTGGCACGCATGCCATTAGCCATACGTAACATGGCATCCCCAGTAAGAGAACCTTGGTTCCCACCCTGAGAAGCAGTGTCTACTAAAACCTTAGAGGCTTTAGGTACCTTCATTGTTTTACCATCTAATTGATGTGGCATCTTAACCTACTTTCCGAAAGGGCGACCGCCGTGAGCGGCGTTACCCAAATTAGTTCCCCGCAAATACGCTGCGGCTTTCTTAGCCTTCTGACTCATATCCCACATGTTAAATGAAGAGGTAGAGTCATAAAGTTGTTCATCCTGTGAACCAAACGTTTCTTCAAACGTTCCATATCCTTTACCTTTTGGCATAATTTTTCCTTATTGTATGAACAGGCAGCCAAACGTTTCACCGTTCACCACACCTGTAACCTTCAAAAAACCTTGTGTCTCTTGAAATTTTCTAACAGCAGCCACAGTTTTCCTACCATAAATCCCATCAACAGGACCAGCATCAAAACCACGCTCCGCTAACTTTCCCTGCACTAAACGCACAGGTAAACCACGACTACGAGAAGGACGAGACAAAGGAGTCTTCTTCACCTGCTCGTGTAAATCTTTAAAGAACTGAATGATCGCAGCCCAATCAACAGACTCAGGAGCCTCAACGACACCCATACCATTCTCAACCCAATCACCTAACCACTTCTCAGGACACGTCGTATACCCATCGCGGCTCTTCTTACGATGCGTCGAAACCCAAAGCCCTTTGCCGAAATGAGACTCAGCGGCATCAACAAGTGTTTGTAAAGCACGTAAAGCATTGTCGTGAGGCTTGTTACCACCCCAACCAGTAAAGCAAACACTAATGGAACGACTGTTCCACCCTTTAGTTCCCGCTCCACGGTTATCCCAACCTCGTCCTTCAAAAATAGTGCCAGTCTCATCAACCAGCCAGTTGTAACCAACACCATCCCAGCCTTTACCCATGTGATGGCGTTCAAATGCTTTAACAGCAGCGGACCCTTTAGGTCCGTTCTGTACACCAGAGTGATGTACGACAACACCCTGCACTCTTACTTTATTTAACTTGTCGAACTTGCCTTTAGGTGGAGGTTGCGCTCCCCACGTTTCTCTAGACACGTACTTCATAACTTATACTCCTCTTTGTCCCGTCATCTAACCCTAGAAACCAAGTCTTTCCAATCTTGTCTCTCAGATAAACGCTCATATTTTTGATTAGCCCGCCAGTTTCTTTGAACCTCAGGAGTGTTCATATTAACTGACACACCTAATAGACTACTCAACATATTACGTGCGTGGGTTCTTTGATACTTAGGTTCGTTAGGAAACATGCGTCTAAGAAAACTGATACTCGGTAACATTCCATTAACCAAATAGATGTGATGGTCACGCATCTTCCACTCACCACTAGGAGATTTCTTAGCCATACCCAACTCTCCTAAAATATCCATAACCATAGGAATGTTGTCCAAAGGACTAGGAGTTTTCTGATAACGACCACTGAAAGGAATACCAGTAAAAATTTGTTTACCGAAAACAACCTCTAAAGGAGTTTTAATAATAGGTGAAGTCATACCTAAACCTTGAGACAGTGTTTCTTTCCACCCTCCAGCACCTTCCCTGAATGGGTCATAACGGAACAAATCTTGGAACGGGAAATCAGGTGCACTGTAAACCTGAGCGCCCTTATATTTGAAAGGCATTCTTATACCGAACGGTTCCAGATAATAATCTGGGACAGTTCCCTCACCTTCAGTTCCTAACTCAAGGTTACGTTTAGCAGCCAACAAACGATTATATTTAGCAGGGTTCTTACCTAACTGTTGCAACTGGTAAGGAACGTTCTTCCTAGTCCAAGTGTAAAATGGTATGAACCTTCTCATCCAAGTTCTTTCAAAACTTGTCAACTCGTCGTAATCAAACTGTGTTTTAGCGATACGATTCAACGCTTGATCAATGTTTCCACCATGACGCATCGTGTCCATACCGACACCGATGCGGATCATATCCTCAGCCCAACTGTTAACCCTACGCACAGCAGCATAAGGAGCGAAACGAGGAGACCACGGTGCTAACACAACCCTAGTTCTTCTACCCCCACGCTCCGTAACACGTCCACGTCCACCTAACAACAGTTCCATGTTGCGCGCTCTGCGTAAACCATATTCCAAATCGACAGCCGACACAGCCTGACCGCCGCCACGCACACCAACTTCTAACAGTTCAACGTAGTCAACCATGTCATCGTTGGTTTTAGCCAACTGTTTCGCAGCGTCATAGAAAGACATTCTCTTAGACGAAGCGTGTTTAGCCACACGAGAAGTGATACTCATAGATTTCAAAATCTCATTCAAGTTCACGCCATCCAACCAAGCGTTAAAGAACGCACCCATAATGTTACGCTGCACAAAACCCGGAGTTGCGATCATACCAGCCTTCAACCAAGTCTGAACACCATCCCATGCTTTCCAAAAACCATCCACTTGCTTCGGATCATTGATAGCCGCATATGCATTGATGACAGCATAAACATTCTCGTTCATTGTTTTATCTTTACTAAGCAAAGTCCAAGGACCCCACTCAGAATTTTTCAAAGCATCCCTAACCGCTTTGATACTTGCATCTCTGGCTTCTTGTGTTAAATCAAAAGTCTGATCTTTCTCGAGGATGTCGTCTATCAAAGTCCTTTTAAGATCAACGCCTTCTCGGACAAGAGGACCACCAGCAACACCCAGCGTGGCATCTCGTGCAGCGAGACTAGGAAACAACTCTTCAGCATCTTTTTTGACTTGTTCCAATCTTTCTTTCTGTTGAAAGAACTCAGCCCCAGCCTGCTTCTCCGCCATAATGTTATCATTTAACTTAAGTTCAAGTTTTACTATTTGCTCTTGGTGTTTTAAAGCAAGACGTTCAGCCTCATCACCCTTCGTTCGGGCTGCCTCTATTTCTACTTCTATCTCCCGCTGGCGAACCAACAACTGTTGCTTCTCAGTAGCCAAATCGTTCCTACGCTCAACCACATACTGCAACTGGGCGAACTCATCATCATCCATTTGCAAATCAGCAAACGCATAACCACTATCACGACGATTAGCACGAACAGTTAACGCCAACTCCTCAGACAACAACGCAGTCTCATCATTAAACTGCTTCAACGCAGCCGTACCCTCCTCCCACGTTGTCGTAAAATTACGAGTACCAGCAACAAAAGCCTCATGCTGTAACTCTTTATCCAAAGCAACAGCAGTCTTAATCAACTTCTCCCAACGTCTAACACGCTCAATAGGAAGACCAGTAGACAACTCGTCAAACTTGTACCCTCCCGCACCTTTCTCAACTTCTGAAAGGAACCTGCGTATACGTTTAACAGCAACAACAGACTGATCCATTTCCGCAACGTTTTTAACAGCCTGAACAACCAACTTCAACCGTTCACGAGCCTCATTAACAGCAGTCTCAATACGATTAATATTAACTTCAAACAATTCATCCAAGTTGTCACGATTATTAAACACCACAGGAGGACGTTCATCATAAACGTCCGCTATGACTTGTTCCTGAGCGAGTCTAGATTGTGCGACATCCAACTCAGGTTCTACTTCACCTAGAGTCTCTCTTGCACGTTGAGCCTCAGCAAGTTGTTCATCTTCAATGAACCTTGCTCTAACAGCACGTTCTCTGACAGACAGATTTTCTATTTCAGCGAGTTCATCTCTGA